ACTACAATCGTCAATTAGAATTACCTCGAAAGCTGAATGAGTCGTTTTCTCAATAGATTTTAATGTATTATACAATTGCACTTTTCTATTATAATAAGCCATCACAATAGAAATACTACGTTGGTTATTTATAGATGATGTCATAATATAATGTCTTTAAAGTTCATCTTTGGAAAACATTCTATCCTACTTGAAGGGTTAGCATTTATAATTTGTACTCCTAAGGCATCTGCATCTATTTTTATCTGAGGAAAACCTTTTAAATGATTACTCATTGTAGATTCTAATGTTTTTGTATCCCCTACATAAAACTTATGCCAATGTTGATTTCCTTTTTCATCAACTTGCATATCAAACCCCAATAAAATAATCCGTTTAACTCCAGTATGAATTGCAAAATTAATTGCAGATGCCCCAGAATTTCCATTCCAGCTAACCGCATTCGGCTCAATCGTTAATCCAAAAGGTTTAATTTTATTCCTATTCAAACATTTTAATCTTTTAATATAATTTAAATTGTCTGAACAAGTTACTCTTAACCCTTTAAATTTCAGTAAATTTTCTTTATCTTCTAACCAAGTACTTTCATCACCAAAAAATACAACATCAACCCAATCCCCCATTTTATAAGCAACATTCACCCCAATAACATGTTGCTTATGAATTGCTTTAAGATATGGAGAATATGCTGCTGGTGTCTGTCTTCTTTTATAAACATCATCAACAACATATTCCGGTATATTAAACTGCTGTGTAATTGAAGGTCCTCCCCCCAATATAACAGCAGTGCCACCTGACCATATCCTTGGAACTGTCCATTTCATAGAAACTTACGCCTCTAAAATACTTTTTAATTCAAGGGCAGCTTCTTTTGTTAAAGGTTCTTCATTTAATACCTTTCCGGAATCGTCTTTCAAATTATACATATTTGTACCTTTTATTTTTTTTAAAGTATAAATAACTTCCGGTAAATCCTGCTCTGTTTTTCTTCCTTCAACAACCGCTTTTTCCTTTTCCACTTCCAAACATTCCAATGTGTCCATAAAAGCTATCGGTAAATCCTTTGGATCAGCCAAAAAGCGTTCGTTTGGTTTAATAATTTTGTTGCCCCAATAAAGAGACCCCCCACCTGTTTTCCTGTACCATACGCGATTGTCAACAACAGGTTCTTCCTTTACTTCTACTGTTTTCTTTCTTTCCATGATTAAAAGAATTTTTTGTTTTTAATAAAAATCCCGTGATTAGAGATTGAAAAATTTATGCAAGATGAACAATACCGGATTTCCCATTACCGTCGGAACGGATTTGAGGAACCTGAATGGTCATTACTTTGTACTTGGTAATCATTTTGCCTTCAGCTTCCCACTCAACATTCTGCAATCCCATTCCACGAACAAGACGTACACAATCGGTGGTCATTTGAACCAAAAGTACATTGTTTGCAGGTAACGTATCAACAACCTTAATCCCTTTGATACCGTCAATTTTCATAACCCTCTCACGAGTGCTAAGAAGAGAACCACCGGCAACGGAATAGTCATTATCGAGGATAGTCCCATAGGCAGTTGGAATATAAAGCATCCACGGTCCATAACGAAGGGCGGCAATTGCTTTGTTCTTCATTGCAACAACATCGGCAAGAATCTGAGCAGGTGTTTTACCAGCATTATCCCAAGCGGTTGATAAAGTAACTTGTTCACGATCTGGGAAATTCAGATATGAATAAATAGTATTCCGGCCACGGGCATCTTTTTCACCAAAGGAATACGTAGTGTTTGTGAAGAGCATGTTTTCCAATTTCTCCATAACCCTACGAGTAGCTCTTTCAGCGGAAAGCGTGTCAATACCGTTGCCCATATTTCTGGAAACGGCCAAATCCCTTGCATTGATTTCATAATCACTGTGGATAATCGGAATGGGCAAATAGTTATGGCCAAAAGAAACCTTGTCGGTTCTGGAACGGGTAACACCATCCATACTTACAACGGCTTCCATTCCGTCAGATACATCATGCCATTCAAGAACCGTAGTTCCCATTGCATTGTTCAGATTGTAAATAAGGTTATTGTCAACCAAATCCTGGATACCTCCAAGTTTGTAACGGCCAACTTCGATAAGAACCTGATCCAATTGTTTCCATTCATCCCTTCTTAAAAGGGCATTTGTACCAATTTGGGTCGTTTGCCAGTTTTCATCCTTTGTAGGATCACCACTTCCTTTATAGGTTGTGATATATGGCCGACCGTCCTCTGCGATAAAAGGACGCAACATCCCAAAATTCAGTTGCCCGTTGTTGGTGATAATAGAATTGGCATACATCCCAAGATCATTTCCACCAGTTAAATCTACCATTGCTTTACTCATTTTTTATTTCTCCTTTCCTTTAAATTAAACAATTGTAACTGGGATAAATCCATCAGGGTCAACTGCAGACGAACCAGACATATCAACAGCTTTTCTTGCTACTGCTACGATTACTTCGGGGTACTCAATCACAGCAGCACTTGATGCTATTACATACTTTTTCAATTCTCCATTTCCATTACTGGAAAGAAAATCGCCGATAACTACATTCTCACCATTTGCAAGAATAGCATTCACTTGATCACCAGGTTGAACAAACCATGCCTGAACTGGGTCATTTGCGGCATAGGCATCAGTAATACCTTTTCCTTGTAAACTGTCTTCAAGGGCAAACAATTTAAGGACGTTTCCACCGGACGTGGAATGACTTTGTACCTTGTTGGCAGAAGTCAATTCAATCAGATGGCCAGGTTTAATTGCTGATGCAGCGATAAACTCCTCAAAATTGTTACCGTAATTTTTTAACTTAATAGTCTTACTCATTTTATAAATCTCCTTTCTTTAAATTAATTTACATTAGGAAGCATGTTTACCACTTTTTGAGTGCGGTTCACAAATGGAGCAGCATTTCCATTTAAGGAATAATCTACAGGTGCTTCTTCCTTTACAGTAGATTTAAACAATTTTTCCAACATTGGAGCGGCCATTGTTGCCAATTCAGCTTCTTCCCATACACCAGCTTCACAATTCTTTTGAATACCAGCGATCATAGTATCCCGATGCTGTTTTAGTGCCCTTTTACCAAAATCCAAAGCTGCTTTATCTTCTACAGATAATGAATTATCCACAATTATAGGTGGAGTGGCAGCAATAGGTTCCATTTTTTCCAGAACACTCAACTCCAACGTTTGCAAAAACTCACGGTCATCTTCCGTAAACTTTGTCGCGGCATTTGCAATCAATTCCCCTACTTTCTTTATAACGCAGGGAGTACATTCTTTTGCCATACTTTTATCCTCCTCATTTTTATGGAGGGTTACTTTCCCCCCGTTGTTATTAATACTTTCATACTCCACTTTACGCGTAACCTCTACTGGGTCACTTGTAAATTCAGGTAGATTTGTTCCAACATTAAATTGGTAATTCCTTTTGTACAATTTTTCACCATCTTTACCAGTTTCAGAATATACCATATAATCAGCATAAACTTCCTCTATATAATGATAGCTACCACTGCCATCAGAAGGGTTACTGTCTAAACCATAAACTAAACTACGAAGTGAATCTAATTTTTCCTTTAGCCCAATTTCCCCATTTGCACCAATCTCTGTTAGGCTGTACCCTGCTGACCTGATTTCTTTGATCACCTCATTTAATCGGTCCACATTTTGTTCTCCTTTCTTTTGATTTGCATGAATACCACAACCATCTTTCAAAGAACAGGCTCCAACTCCGCCGGGCAGGAGAGCTAAATGATCTGGTCTGTGATTACGGGCAATAGCATTGTATTTTACTCCGTTCCATACTCCGGATATTTTTTCATTTTCAGTATAAACACCAACAGATACCTCAATTGATATACCTGAATTTACATTGGCTAATGTTTCATTGGAAACAACCGTTAGTTTGTCAACCTCCAGCCATGCTTCCGCTTTTAGCATGTTTTCTACTATTGTACTATTGTAAATTCTTCCAACCATAGAAGCATCAATAACTCCTGGGCTATTAGCTGATATGCTTTTACCATTTTGTTCAGGATGTTGTATAACAACTGGCATTCCGTTCCATGATTCAGGTATTTTACCAAAATCTTCAGCAAGATGCAATAATGGACCTTGACTACCATTTAATACACCTTCCACAATCATCGTAACAGGAACAACTAAATGCTTCTTTCCTTGATGTGTCGTTTCTGCAGCAGTATAACCCGCAATTTGCTGGTTATTTTGAAGCTCCATATAAAAATTCTTTCGTATCATAGTTCTCTTTTTGGTATTAAAGTGTCTACTCCAACTTCAAATGGTAATGCTATGCATCTACAATTAGGATGGGCGGGTATCATATTTTGTGCCTGGTCTAATGTGTATGGACTTCCTGCTGCCAGAGCCTCACATAAAGAACATACTCTATCATCTCCTGCCGTAACTACTTCAGCAATAACTTTTAAATCTATTACTGCCCAATTCCTATACTCTTGTATCATCGCTTGATGATGTGCTCGTACTATCTCAGTCCTCGCAAGCATTTGAGCCCTTACTTGAGCAGGAATAAATCGACCTAAAGTATCAGTAATACCTAAATCCCCCATTCCTGTTCCATTAATAGCAGCAATCATTTTCCGTGCTAAAAGGATAGGATTATCACCATCTGCCATCCCTTGTGCTAATATCCTGCTAATAGCAGAATCCATGGCATCCGTAATACCTTTTAAATCTGAAAATACCCTTGTATATAATAAACCTAAAGTGTCTACGTGAAGAGGGATCATCATTGACATGTCTACTCCGCCAGTTGATTCTATGCTCGGGACATTTTTGTAACCCGCTTTTTGAAGTTCGTACCTTGCCCGAATGATGCCCCTCTTATAACTATCCGTAATATACAGATTAGTCCACGCAGTGTCTATTGCTGTTCCTAATTGCTCATACTCTTTAACTGATAAAATACCTTCTTTTACTTGTTGGTCCAACCATTGCATAAATGCTTTTACTTTATCAGCAGATCGTGGAAATGCAAACGCATTTGGTAGATCATTTACCTGAATAGCATTTAAACCGAAACAATCTTCATCTATGACCTTTGTAATAATTGCATTACAAAGTTTAGTAAAACGATTGTCCATTTTTTTGACAAACTCATTTCTCAAAGTTGTAGTTCGAGTAGGATCATAAGCATTATACACCGCTATTGGTGATCCCGTAAATTTACTTCTTTTTTGAAACGTTGATATCATTATTTTGTAATCTTTTTTGCTTTTGGTAATGCTACTGGTTTTTCAGGGGTCTTTATAGGAGCCGGTTCCGGTTTCATTGCCTGTGCCTGAGTTACTGCCGATTCCCGTAATACCTCTGATTCTCCAAGTTGTTTTAAATATTCAATTTCACTATCCTCTAAACCTAAGAAAAATTCTAAAAATCCTTCTGGTGGTATCACGGCTTCAGCCATTGGTGTTCCTGTGTAGTTCTTTAAAGCAGTAGAACGATCCATTCCAATTTTTACTTTCTCAGCCTTAGACATTGCATATAAATCAGACCAAAGTATTTTATAGTCCTCTTTTACTGGTTTTGGTAAAATACCTAATTCAATACAACGGTTAATAAAAGGTCGTACAATATGTGGTTCAGCATGGTCATCTCTTCTTCCTTGCACATATGAACGCCATTCACTTGCATCTTGTTGAGAACTTAATTCCCCACGTTCTGTTCCAGTTAAAATTCGTTTTGGGATACCCGTAACCGTAGCAATCATTTGAATTTGAATGTCTACGTGATTCATAGGGTCATGAACCATTTGTTGTAATGCCTCATAAGTAACTCCTTCATTAACAAGCATCCTTCGTAAATTATGCTCATATTCCGAAATTTGTTCTTTTAAAGCCTCTTTAGCAGGATCAGTCATAGTATAATCCTTATCTACTTTTCCTTGATATCCCGGACGAGCATTACGCCAAAACATCTCAGCGTCTCCTCCAATAATCTTTTCAAGGTCCATTAAACGATTATATACAACTTCAAGTTTTGGGATGCCCATAACATCGTCTTCCAAAACATCATCAATAATATGAATTACACGCGAATGATGAACGATCCTATTAATATATACAGGTGATGATGTGCCTGTAGACCCTCTTGATTGAGATGTTTTAATTTCATACATTAAAGGCTGTCCAAAACGTTCATTAGAAGAATCTTCTTCATAGGTAATTATTCTTGCCGTACCTTCACTGTATGGTTTAACATACATTAATTTTCTTCCTTTAACGGGTGGTTTTTGCCAATCCTCAGGTTTTTTAACATCGTCTAATCCCAATAATAAAATGCCATAACAACCAATTGCTGATAACTTATCAACGCGACTAAATCTTGTCTTTAAACCTAAACGATTATCAAGTTCTTTCCATTGCTTTTCCAATTCCGTAATTTCCTGAGCAGAGGATTCCTCAATACCAACTGCTCCTTGCCAAGTTGCTTTAGCCGGACGATCAATTATGGCTTTAGCAATATCTTGTCTGGAGTATCGGCCAGCATAGTCCTGAAATTGTAATGTTTGGGGATATCCTAATGCTTCATAAAGATTGCGTTCGCCAGAATAAGACATACCAAGTACCTGCATAAGACGTTGTCTTTCCACTAAGGAACCAGACACAGTATTTTCTTGTGTTTCATTAACGGATAATGTAGGATATTTTTTTCGTTCCATAATATTAAGTTATACGTCCTGCTAACTTTTTTGTAATTAAATGATTGAAAGCACCTGAAGAGGCATCCACTTGATCTTTATACATACTATATGGAAAGAACCGATGTTCTTCAATATATTCATGATTCCATGGTGCTGTATATATTTGAAACATTCCATTATTAACTTGAACAGAGTAAGGATCGGCTCTAAATACTTTATCCCCTGTCGGTCGATCAGCATAACAGGAATAACCTACTAAATTTCGAATTGTACCTTCTGCTGATTCTTTACCCCCCGATCCCGGTTCCTGTTCTATATATACTGTTGTTAAAAAGCCATCAGCAATCGCCGTATCTTTTATAATCTGTTCCCTCTTTTCTGCGCTCCATTGTCCTCTCTTTACATCAAGGATAACGAATTGACCGGTCTTCAGTCTCGCCATTTTTACGCCTACGGTGTATGCCCCCTTACCTTCACTACCCGCTTTATCCCAATATCGGACGGTCTGCACAATTTGATTAGGCATTGGTACCGATTGAATATAAATAAAATCATCAACATGAAACATTCCACCTCCCGCAGGAGTAGGATCTTGTCCGATTTGTCCGGCATATCCATATTGCCCTAAATCTGATAGCAAATCGTTTAAATGGGACCAACTTAACCTTTTTGGATCAAGTAGGTCATCAATATAAAATTGTGCTAATTCCGGAGGCTCTACTCGATTTTTATAATTTCGTATTTCTCCCGGGAGACAAATATTATATACGTTTTTCTTCTTTTTGTTTAGGATATGCCCCGTAGGATCATCCTGATGTAAGCGTTGCATGATACCCACAACTACCGAAATACCTTTGTCAGTTTTCCGAGTAGGTAACGTTTGGTCAATCCATCGGTTTGCAGTTTCTCTTTCTTTATCTGAAATTGATTGTGTTGGATTGATTGGATCATCCCATATAATAATATCAGCATGAAATCCCATTAAGGTTCCACCAACTGACGTACTATACCTATTCCCCCCTTGAAGGATTTGAGGAACTTTATTAGGTTTACCATGCCACCAATTTTTCTTAACAATCTTAAAATTAGTTTTGGTATCCTTATCCTCTTTTATATCAATTTCTGGATAAACTGCCTTAAATTGAGAACTTCTTACTAAATCACGGCAATACTCAGCAGACTCCAATGACAAAGCAGCCGAATATGATGCCGTAATGAAGCGCATCCAATACCACTGTGACCAGCACCAAGCTGGAAATAGGATACTGCATACAAGTGTTTTTGACGTCCCAGGAGGAACGTTAAATATTACGTCATGTAATTTTTGTTCTCGGTTAGCAACTCTCCGTGCTACCATTTCCAATTCCTTACAAAGAACTTCAATATGCCAATTGCCTTCAAATTTTTGATTACATACCACCGGCCAAAACCACTGGATAAAGTGATATAACGAACGATTATTTAATTCCCGAATAATTAACAAAGGATTGTCAAGTGCTTGAACCATCCTATCACTCTTAGGGAGTTTCGTCCGGACTAATTCTTTATCTACAAAATCAGTTTCCGTGAACATCTTGAACTATTATTGCATTTTGTAATTCAGTTTCTTTTGGTCTGGTAAATTCTGCCGGTATTCTTTTTACTCCCAATTGTTTTAATGTCTTTAATTCTTCATCTGACATATCCGAAAAATTGACATTCTTAACATTCACATTAATATTGCGAGTTTGCTCACTTCGAACTACATCCATCCATTTATCACCATGACGAGTCTTTAATAAATAAATGGCGGCCGTTGCATTTGGTTGGATATGCTTAATGGTCTTCTTTTTTAATTTAATAATATTACCATTCCTATCCATATGTTCGGCAATTTCATACTCCTTAACTTTATACCCCAATGCTTGTTTATGAAGGCTATCCACAACCTTCATCGAATCAATCATCTTACCTTCTTCAATGGCAGCATACAGTTCTGGTATTTCTTTAATATATCTTTCAAAGGTTTGAATATGGAGTCCATAAAATTCTGCAATTTCTGCATTGGTCAAACCAAAGCGGGCTAAACTTTGCATTTCTTTTAACATACTAGGATGATACTTCCCCATTCCTGCCTGATAGCGTTCTTGAGGTGTCATTTTTTGTACCGTCCTATTATATTCCGTTAATTTGTGCCCTTTTTTGGTCCTTTGGTAGTCCATGATCTAAAATCCTTTGATTAAAATTTTATCTGACAACCTAAAAATAATACTTATCTATTATTATTTTCAAATTTTTTAATGGGTATACCCTACTTCTTCATCTTAAATTACCCTTTACAATAATAGGTAATAATGCGTTAACCACTTATATCTTCTTATATCAATCACTATTAAGATGTCATCATGCCTACTAACAGGGTTCATTTCAAAAATACCCAAAAAATTTTGACAATTTTTATATACCTTAAAAATAGCTGATATCGGTGTGGCCGATTATATATCCTATCTAATATCATTTTTTCTATGACGGGGTAGGGGGTAGGGGTATATGGAGAGGTTATGTGGTTATGTGGGTATATGTAGGTCGTTTTGGGAAGTGGTAAAAATATTTTAAAATTTTGTAGGTCGTTTCAAAAAGTTACAAAAAAATTTGCACAATTTAAGAGGCCTCCATCACCGGTCTTGTAGGTCCAAATCCGTCAAAACCATAACCTTTTATGTATGTACTGTCTTTTATTATATTATTATCATTGTTATTGCTACATCTTATACATACTGCCATATGTCTCCTTATATCCTATCTATATATGATCGGATCATATATAACATATGCTACATCTTACATATACATCTAACCTCATATGTATAATCGGATCTCTCTTATATATGATCTATATTAATTGGACCAATACAATACATACTGCTCCTACCCTATACATATGATATGACCCCTACCAATACAGCTACATTTGATAATTGGAGGGCTAACCACCCCCACCCCCAGCGACCCCCCAATTTCCGGCCTACATCATAATAAACCCCTAACTAACTACTTATATCACTCTTTATTTATATATCGGATATATATGCCTATACTACCAATACATATGCATATATAAAACTGTATTGGATCTATCTTTATTTTTTATTTTACATGACTACATATACATATTATGATCCTACTCTATTCTCTATTTTAATAACTACGAACCACATCTTTTATACATACTACCTATACATATATACATGATACATTATATAATGTATTGTCTTATCTTTATTTAATCCTAATACATTGAGTGTAATATGTACAATATGGTGTTATAAGCCACCCGGATGATACTGGACTTATCATGTATATTATACATACTACCCCTTATACGACGTTCTCTCTTTTATATATCGTTTTATTCACAATAATCATTACATATTATCACATATTTTAATCTTACCGGATAATTTGATGATTTTGTATGTATCTTTGATATGGGGTTTATATGATCTTATTTATTTACTTAATACCATAT